GCCTGTAGCCGTGCGCCAAAATGTTTCAGGCAAACCCCAGTTTGCCGTACTCTTAATCAACTCATTTAGCGGCGTAGATATATCGCTGTTAACCGCCTTTACTATTTTATCCCACATAGTTAACTACCTCCGTTCTTGGTTTTCCACCCGGGAATGTTGTTGTCTGTCTTGATGCACTGAAAGTCGAGCCGTCGGCATTAAATATCGTTAAAACTTGATCTATGCTGCCATCACCGTTAAACGTTGTCAGCATATCGGCTACTAACAAATCTTCATAAGAAAAGCGTATCTGCTCCCTTATCTGGTTAGATACGCTGTCGTCAAATGTCTTGGTTGTGCCGGGCATGTTTATTTGATTATCAAAATTGAATCCTATTTTTTGTTGGAATTCGGCTATAACTTCTGATCTCCACGCTTCCATTGAAGCTTTCCAACTTTCATAATCAGCCTTTTGTGCCTGTGTTTGAGCCTGCCAGTCGGATTCTTGCCGGGCGGTTTGTTCTTGCCAGATTAATTGCTCTGATGCTTGCAGGGCATTCCACTCAGTCTGCTTACGTTCGAGATAATCCATGTACTGTTTAAAAATAGTTGTTGTATCAACATTATCAACCATTGAATACATTATCCCACATTCTTCGCTGTTAAGCCTTGTATCGGTTATGTTTGACTGAGCTATTCCAGTAGTGCCGGGGTTTACAGTTATTTCAGCAAGCTTGAGCTGATAAACGTCATCATTGCGGATAAGCGTTGTTGAACCCGGTATATAAAGCACTTGTATATCTCTGCGTTGACGAAGAAGGCTATGCTCGACGACTATCATATCTCGGCGCATAACTCCGGATGTGTTTTCCTCTATATCAAGCGTTACGTCTATAGGATCTATCCTTCCGCCTCTTATGCGACCTTGTACATAGCTGCGACCTTCTATCCAAGCTGCTCCGCCTCTCACGGTTACTTGCATTGTGTTAAAAAGACTTACGACTTGCAGGTTAGTCGAAGGGTTCGGGTATATACCATTACCCAGAAACATTTGACGATCACGAGCGAAGTCGTTTGCATCCCAAACACGATCATGTTTACCGTCAGAGCCGGTTTGTGAATTGTATGGAAAAGAATTTATATTGTTCAAGTTATATCACTCTCCTTCTAAACAATAAAAAAACGCCCAAAACATTTGATTTAGCGTTTTTAAAATTGCTATTTACTTCTAAAAATTGTTGTTTACATTTTATTAAATTGTGATATAATAAAAGCAGGTAATCTCCGCCGATGCGGCGCACCCTATGATTAGTTAAATTTCTTTAACCGCTCTGCTAGTGCGAATAGCAGAGCGGTTTGCTTTATCTGTACTGAAAGATAAAGGTGAGCAACATTACTAAAAACGTACCAAATGCAAAAAGCAACATAAGGATCTTATACGTATCTTTCATATTCTCACCCCCTAACATGGTAAAAGTTAGGGTTCGCCACATCTGCTTGATTACCTGCTTATGACATAATAGCACATTGTTCTACATATCACAACATTTTTTGTTTATGTCACTCTCCTTACTATTGAATAATTAGGCACATCACCGAAAGTAAGTGCAAGAGAAAACTTACCGCCTTCGTAATACTCTCTAACTTCTGATACATTTTTTTCTATCGTTACATCCCAAAACGAACTATGATTTTTAACAATATCGCCTAAATCCCAATCTTGGCGGTAAATGAACTGTTTGTTATTCATATTGATAACAGAGTCGAGGTTTTCGATTATGCGTCGTCTATTTAAAATCGCCTGTGCTTGTTCTTGCAGTGGATCAGGATTGCTTGCATTAGTCGTTGCAAATATTTCCCTGCGGCTTATGCCTGTGTTTTCACCGCCAAATACATGTGAAACATTCCCGCTTCTTAGATATAATGTGTTTTTATAGTCTCTTGCTTCATGCAGGTAATCTTGTGTCAGTATATTTCGGAATGCTTCTGTGAAAATTGCAAAAGATTGTTTACCGTCGTACAGTGAAAAATCAAAGGTTTTATCTTTTATGTTAAAATCCACCCTAAAACCAACAATAGCACTTTGTGTAAGCTCACGAACACAATCAAGAGCATTTCTGTTTTCCCACTCTACTCTTGCAGACACTCCGTTTTTTGTTGTTAGGTTTTTGATGGTGAAATTACTGATACAACGGTTTGCATCGGTTGCTGATATGAAATTTTGATTTAACAGTGTGCCTATAACCGTGTCCGTGCTGCCGCTCATGGTTAAAGATATTATCCTAAGATCTAATATACTGCTTAAAGACCTACCGGTTACTATAATGACGGCTCCACCATCACTTTCATGCTGAGTTTCAATATTTTCGATAAATGCGGCTTCATTGCCTTTTCTTATGATATTTCCGCTCTTTATCAGCCGGGCATTTTCTTTTGTTGGTGGAAGTTTTAGCGTAAATTCACCAACATCGTTAAACCGTCTAACCCATGTCAGCCCTATATAGCTTGTGATCACGCCTTGCAGTTCAAAGTCTTTATATATTGCCAATTCTTGCATTATGGAACCCCCAAATATACCGGATCGTAAAATACCGACACCGAAAGATTCGTTGCGTTTTCGTCTGCATCGTATGCTATTGTGTTCATCCCAAAATCGAGCATGAAGAAGTTTCCGTCCGGGTTAAATTCTAAATACGGCATACCGTTTATGCTGCCGTTTATAAAAATAGCTGCCTCATTCGGTACACTAATCACCCTTATAACATCGCCGTTTTGCATCGGGTAATTTATCCTAACAGTGCGGCCGCTTTCTAAGTGAGTAATACGTGGGTTTGTTACCGTGCCGCCGTCTGCGATAAGGACATAAGTTGCGCCGGCCGCAACATCGCCTAAATTTTCAAAAGTTGTTTGAAGGGTATCAGATCTATATCCAAATACAAAACCTGTGTCCTCCGGGATTACAAGAGGGAAATAACCCCGCTTGTTTATTAGGCTGATATGTTCTGTAACGCTTATACCCTTATAAAAAGGATAATGACATACAAGATTTATCGTAAAAAAGACGCCTGTGCCTCTGAATGATATTTCCGGAAGTGCTGCTAATTTGCACGTTATTGTACGAACGCTGCCGTTTGCCGCATTATGATATCGAAGAGTTCCTTCTAGTGTTGGATTGAACACACGCTCCATTTCACGGCGCATTTCACGCCTTAAAGTTACTCTGTTAAACCTTCCTGTTATTTCTATGTAACGGAGTCCCAAACTGCTTGATATGAGCTCTTCGCCGTGATCAGAGCCAAGGCGTTCCGATATCATGTCATTTTCCAGATATGTGTCATTACAACTATGCAGGTCATAAGGAGCATACATGGCGAGATTCATGCTTAAACCTCGGGAATTTGTATAAGTTATCGTTACATCTTTTGTGATTAGCAAAGATTCGCCTCCTCCGTGTCAATAAAAAACAACCTTACTTTTAGGTTGATTGACAAATTCGTATAAATCGCATAGAATTCAAATAAAGCATTATAAAATAAACATCTTATTGTCGATTTTTTCATACTTTATGATGCAAGCAAAGGTCTCGTTATCTCCCTTAACGCCTTTCTATTTTTCATATCAAGCTTCCAAAGAGTCTCTTTTGAAACCTCCCCTGTTACATTGTTGTTAAATGTTATATTGGTCACACTGCCTGCTTGCAGGTAAGGCGTAGATCCTTTACTTGAAGTAGTTGGAATTGCAGCAATTCCAAGCTTATGAGCTGAACGTTGTGCAGCAGGTATCATTTTTTCAAGACCTACACATACACCTAGGCCGGTCATTTCACCAACCCATTCGCCAACGCCAGAAGGAGAATTTATATCAAGAACTCTTTGCATTTCTGCTTGTACTAAAGCAGCAAGCCTTCCGGCTGCTTGCTGTGCAAGATGAGCGTTATCATCAAGCCCTTTTGCTACGCCTCGGGCAGATTCAAGACCGATGTTTACAGCATCATCTACGGCTTGTCGCATATTATCCCTAAAGCCTTCGCTAAGCTTATCTACAAACCGCTTACCCGCTTGATTCCATTCGGGGTAAAACTCTTCTAGAATTTTTAAAGCTTCCCGATGCCCTTCTTCGCCTGCTTCTACGAGCTCAATCGCAAGCTGCACCGCTGTTTCTGAAAAAGCTTCATATTGAGCTTCAAGGCTTCTAAGGCTTTGGCGGTAGCTTGTTTCGTCAAATTCGCCGTATTTTAGGCTCAAAGAAAGGGCATATATCTGTCCCTGCTGTTCATAGCGCATATCGGCTATGATTTTAACCTGTTCTTCAGCTGTTCTTCTTGCTTGATCAAGTATATCTCTGCTTTGATCCTGCAAGTTTCTTTTTTGCTCGGCACGCTCTCTTTCACGGAATCGTCGGGTTAGATCCTCTTCGAACCTGCTAAGCTCAAAAATAGCTCTTTCCTTTGCCTCATGCGTTTGAGCTTCTGCTATTCGCCGCTCGTGTTCAGCTCTGCGTTCGTTATTGGTACGCTCTTCAAGAAACTCCCGCTCAAGACGTGCCTCTTCATCAAGTGCGGTTATTCTGTCTTGGATAGCCTGCAACTGTGTTGCCGCCCGCTGATCAGTAAGATTTATAATATCTATGTGCCGCTGTATTTCCTTATTGCTTGCATCAAGAAATGCTGATAAACCGTCGTCAATATTGCGGATTCTGGCTATAAATTCATCATCAAGCAGCTGTATCTTTCTTGCGCTTATATCCTCATTTGTGGTTATTTCCCTAAAGCTAGCATCGCTTAAAATATCAATTTGCTGCTGAACTGCATCTTTTCGTGTATCAATTTCCGCTCGTTTACTGCGACGTAAAGCTTCAACTATAGCCTCACCGTAGGCGGTTGTTTGATTTTCAAGCTCTCTTAGTAGATTGGCAGTCGTTCTTTCAATCTCTCTTGCAAGCTGTTCAGCTTCCCTTTTAGCGTTTGAGGCTCCGGATCTTGCTCCGGCTGTTATACCTCTGGAAATATTTGCACCTGCTCTGCTACCCGGGTCTGCTCTTTCAAAACCAACAACAACATCATTAGCTGCGCTCCTGCCTGCACTTTGAAAGACAGGTGCGTTAACCCTAAAGTTACGATCTACGGTATCAGCAATGGAGTCGCCTAACGTGTTGCCAACTTCGACCCCGACTTCCTCTGCATCCTCAACAATGGTCGTGCCTCTTATTATGCTGTTAAAGAGGTTCGAGACTCTCTCCCAAATCCATCTGCCAACACTTAAAATACCGTCCCAAAGCTTTTTAACAATGTCTATGCCAACTTCTCGAATACTTCTGCCGTCACCTAGTATAGCTCCACGAATGGTACTCCATATTCTCATTCCTATATCACGAAGCATTCGAAATGCGCCTAAAATGCCATTTATAATCTGCCCTACGAGTTCTATACCTGCATCAATCAGCTTTGGTGCTGCTTGAATAAAAGCAGCAAGCAGAGTTATCACTATCTGCGGTGCTTGTTCAATCAGTATCGGCAATGCTTCCGCTATTCCGGTAACAATACCTAAAACAAGTTGAATACCTGCATCGATCAGCATATCAATGTTACCGACTAGCGTTTTGACTATCTTGAAAACGGCGTTAATAACTGCCGGGATCAGCTGTGGCAGTGCCTGTGTCAACCCCTCAGCTAGTTGTACGATAATCATTATAGCTGCTTCTGTAATCGCCGGCAGCATTTCAACTATTTTGCCTATTAGCATAAACATTAACTGAGTGCCGATTTCAATTATTACAGGCAGGCTTGCAACTATGCCGTCAGCCAACATACTTATTATACTAAACCCTATTTCAAGCAGCATCGGCAGGTTGTCCACTATAACCGTGCCAATAGTCTCAATAATCTGCCTTGCACCCTCCGAAAGGTTCGGTAGGTTTTCCACTATCCCCTCAATTATCGGCGTTATCATGTTAGATGCTTTTTCAATCAAAACAGGCAGCTGAGCATTTATCGCATCAAGAACTGATTCAAGGCCTTCATTAATTGCTGCGGCTATCTTTGCCGGATCACGTCCCGCTTCACGCAAGGCTCTTGAAAATTGACCGACTAAATCAGTACCTGTTCCGGCAAGTTCTGTTAGACTTGGAAGCAGCAGACCACCGATATTATTTCCCAACCCGGTCATTGTCTTGGTTAGGTCGGTCATCATGTCACCGAATGCAAGACCGGAGTCGATGGCTTCATCACCCATAACGAGACCTAGATCATGCGCCCGATCTCTTAATGCCTCTAGCTGCTCAGCACTTTGATTAAGCATAGGCATCATTGTTTGTCCTTGCCGACCGAATATATCAAAAGCAAGGGCAGCTTTTTCAGCACCCTCCGGCATTTGGTTAAACGCTCTTATTACCTCTTCCATAGCATCTTCAGGCGACATAGATGATAACTTGTCAAAGCTTATCCCGACTTGTTCAAGCGATCTTGCAACCTTCCCTCCTTCGCCGTCAATATCTGCCATAGAGTTTTGAAGGCGGCGCATACCGTAAGCGATAGAATCAACAGATGCGCCGTTTTGCTCAGCCATATAAGACCATTCCTGGAAGCGTTCTCTTGATGCGCCGATTGCTTGTGAACCTTTGTCGATTGCATCGCTAGCAGCGGCCGAACTATGAGAGAAGTCTACAAGCATCTTGCCCGCACCTACTACAGCTGTGCCTATTCCCGCTATTGCTGATGCAAGACCGTTTAGACCGAGCTTTATAGCTTCTGTTGCTAGGTTTGCTTTTAGGACATCGCCGAAAACTGACACATTACCGCCTGCATCAGATATTTTGCTAGACATATCAACGGCGGCTTTACCGCCGCTAGTTAACTCTTCTTGACTTCCCTCTAGTGCATTCTTGAATGATCCCAGTTTGCTTTCAGTCGATACAAGTTCCCGTTGTAGCTCTCTATATGCTTCACCACTAATAGATGATTTGTCAGATACGTCATTTAAATCGCTCTGTATATCCTTTAGTAAATCAAGCTTTTGGGCTGTTAGCTCAATTTGCTTAGCAGACAGCTCGGCTTTTTGTCCGAGAAGCACAATGTTATCCGGCTCGAACTTGAGACCATATTCAACTTGCTTAAGTTCCTTGCTTACATTTTCTATGTCCTTCTCGGTCTGCTTTAACGCTGCACCAAGCTTACTGGTATCACCGCCAAGCTCTATTGTTATACCTCTTACTTTTTTCGACACGCAGCCTGCCCCCTTGCGTCAAAAAAGCAACCCACAAAAAGGTTGCTTTTTAAAAACTTTCTTAGAATTTAATGGCTTTGCCTGCTTCCGTCGCTATAGCTTTATACGCATCTAACAGCTTCGGTATCAACAAGACCATCTTAACCGTGCTACGCCCTAGCCCTTCATATATCGAATCAAACGGATCGCCGATCATCAGACCATTGATAAAGTCACGAGAAAACTCTTTTGCCTTTGTAAAATCATTTAAATTTGCAGCGTTCAAATTTTCCATTACACCCGCTAGGTATTCAGATCCTTCGCTAAATCTTTCAACTATATCATCTGAAAGATCAAGGGCATATACACTGTCGCCGATTTCTATACTTCCAATATCATTACCTGTATCTATTTTATACATAGAATTACCTCCAAAAAGCTTCATTTTGTGCAGGGGTCGCCACTACATTACGATCTTCGCCGTTGTTCGAATCGGCAAATATCTGTAAAATATCGAAAAGTGCCTGCGTTGTAAGTTCGTTAAGCTCGTCCATACTTATGCCGAGCTTTATCGCTATCGTTATGAGAAATTGCGTAAAATTATCGCTTGTTTGCTCAGACGTTGCTTGTCCGGTATCTTTTATTAAAAAGCCGTTTGATATTTCTGCCAGAAAGTCCTTATAGTAGTCGTCAAAGCGCAAACCGTTATATTGTTCGAACCATTGACGGAAATTAAGGGTTGACTTGCCGTTAGCCTTATTTTCTGCCTTATTCATAGCCCAAATAAGCTTTAAAGATTCTCGTTCAATATCCTCGTCGGAACTGTCCTTGTCAATGATGATCTTAAGAGCATCCTGCAATTCGCCGCCAAATTCCTGCGTAAAATACAAACGGGCAACAAAAGTCGCCCGAATATGTATTGTATGATTGTTGCTAGTTAGTGCAGTCATTGTCTCACTCCGTCTCAGTTGGTTGAGTTGGAAGCATCACTTTGGTGAAAAACTTTTCAAAATCTTCCGGATTATCGCTTTTCGTAATGCTTGCTCTTGCTGTTGTAATCCAACCAAAATCTAAGGTGGTTGCCGTTATTGCCATTTGCTCACCTGTTAAACCTGATGTAGTTGTTGTTGTCTGAATATCTTTTGTCGGTTTTGCCCCGGAACAATGATACACAACAACCCTAACTGGTTCAACTGTTCCCATCAACTCAAACAATAGAGCAAAATGCTTTTGCTGCACATTAGCAGACTCAATAAGCATCTTGTTGTTGTCATAAACCCAATTGAGGATAGCAATTAGGAACTCATCCGGAAACTTTCCTAAAGTTAAGTTCCCACTAAAACCGTTATCCAAAACTTTTACAACAAACTCGCCATTATCAGCAAAAAAGGGATCTCTTGAGCTTTCCGGTGTCAAGCCAAGTGTCACTGCACCCGGTAATAGTTTTGGTTTTTCCCATTTGCCTATTGCGCCTGCTACACCTTCAGTATAAGGTGCATAGTAGCATTTATCAAAGCCATATGTCATTTGCTTTTCTCTCATTATTAAACCTCCCCTTTAAATCAGCTCAAAGCTCCATCTCATTTGAAAGAGCTTCTCACCTTCTATGTAAACTTCGTTTTCTTTTTCCCACGGTAGACCGTTTACTATAAACACATCTTCAACCTGCTTCATAAGCTCAAAATCAGGCTTTAACGTATATAACTCAAGCCAACCTTTTTGTACAGTATAATGATGTGCGTTATCAGCATGAACAACATTTGTGTCCGGCAGGGCGTAAACTATATACGGTAATTCTTGTGGTTTGGAAAATACCATATATGCAACCTTAGAAATCACATTTCGCAACTGATTTACTAGCTCTGCTTGTGTCATGAGCCTAGCTCCCTTCCAAGCCGTTCTTCAAGTTCCTCCATCATGTACTGCTCTGTCGGTTTCCAGTGTGAATGCGCCGATGCTCTTCCCGTGCCTCCGCTCGTAGAGTGACCATGTTCGAGAAGATGTGTTAGCCTGAACAGCCTATTTGATAGAATGTATCTTGGGTAACGATATGTGCTAACATTTTTAAGCCGAAACCCTTTTCTATATTTACCTGTTCGGTCGTTGTATGTTCCAATTTTCTTAATCATTTTCAGACCGCTTCTGGCAACATCTTTTGTAATTTCCTGCACCTTTTCATTGGTTTCCTGCTCAAAAAGATTAAGCTCCCTCATAACGGCGTTTCCAAGTTCGTCAATCCTCATATGCCAATCACCTCTCCAACATGCAGCTCAAGCTCATCATGCCCGACTGCATAAGTCCGCTCAACCTCATACCTCCGACCACTATATTCAACCTGTGTCTGTCCGCCGTATTCAAACCGACGAATCGTAAACACATATGCCGGACGTTTGCCTTCCTGCCTTGCAGCGTTAAATGTGCTTGAGGATGCACTTTTTTTGCTGCAATAAACAGGCGTTGATTCGACCACCGGGTCAGAATCAACGCCTAATTCATCAAGAACATTTTCGAATTTGGGCAGGTTAATAATTTCATCATAAGTCATTATAATTCACCGCTTTACGAATTAATTAATATATTGTTTGAGTCAAATCGCACAGTGGGCGATAGAGCTATCGCAGGACGGACGAATGTGCCTGTCATCGTCGAAGCGGTGACGGTCCCTTCACCGCCCGTTGCGGTCACTCTTTGAACTGAGGTAGCCGCTGCGGCCGGTGTGCGTGTATGATGTGCAACAGTATTTCCGCTTGCATCTAGTGTTATCCTTGAACCATTATTGGTGAACAGCCCAAAATCAGCACCTATTACAGTCGCTCGTGGGTCTAATCCTAGCTCATGGGCAGACGGAAGGATTATCTTTGTTAAAAGACCATCCTTCCCCCGACCAATAGTTGCACCACTTGCACCAACACGATAAGGAACCCTTCCTTCGATAATCTGATTTTGCAACCAAGGTTCAAACATACCGTAGAATTCAGTGTTAAGTCTTAAATGAATTTCACTGTTTTCTACGTCCGCAACATTTGCATTGTTCCAACGCCACTGTTCGAACGCTCGCATATGCAACAAAAATATCGTATCGGGAGGATATCCGTAATAATCTTCATTTGGTGCACCGCCGACCTTCCATATAAGCCACGATCTGAACATTCCACTCATAAATACATGAACGATGTTCCCGGGCTTTTTGTCTCCTATCTGCCCAGAGCTGCTCCCTTGCGGTATCGACTGTATAGTCGCACTCAAATTATCACTATTTAGTAAACTAGGCATTGAAGCACCTTTGCCTTGCGCAGCCAAGTAAGCACTGGAAATATTACCGTTTATACGACTTATTTGAACCTGTATACTCATATTCAATAGCCTCCCCAAAGCTATATAAGCGATAACGCATCTTCTATATCACTTGTCAAATTAATAGCACCGCTTCCGTTATGATATCCCTCCGGTACATTGACACTAACAACAGTCATGCCATTAATACTTCCGCTATATGCACCATGATTTGGCATTGTACCGGGAGTCAGAACACCGTTTGAGGGTACGAATAGCATATTGGCTAATACCTGTGGAGCAGTTGCAGTAACTGAAGATACATCTTGGTAAGCTTGTGGTATAGGTTCTATTGTTACACTAGACAAGCCAAAAAACCCGGTATCGGGTGTAATATCTTGTTGTGTTTTAGTAGGTGTAACGGTTTTGTGTTGCAAGTCATAATTGCCACTGCCGCCAACACCTGAAACAGTTCCGCTTCCGCTATGATATCCTTCGGGCACAGTAAAGGTTTCGCCTTCCTGTACCGTTGCAGAGACAGCACCACGGTTTTCAATGCTTTCAAACTTGAAAGCAAGTTCGCTTAAGCTGTCAGTAGGCAATGCAACACCTAAATCAACGCCTGTGTTCCTTAACTTGTTTCTGTCACTTATAATTCTTGCAATCTCAGTCTGAATACTCATAAATCCCCCTATACGGCACCTAATAGTGTGTCAATATTTCCAACAATAACATGTACACCTGTGGATGTTATTGGCTGAGCACTGTCTTGTAAAACGTTATTTGTCGTATTTACAGCAAGTTCCCCTTCAACAACTTTAAGTGTTGTCGTATCTATATCAGCTATTGCAATCGTCTCAGCTTGCAATTTTTTAATATCTTTTCGCAGCATCTTTATAGCCGCATTTATCGGTGCGGGATCAAATGTTCCGTCGCCTTTTGACCCGCCTTCCTCCGGTTTATTCTTTCCCCTAGTGTATTTAACCAGGATGTTATTAAGCCTAAGCCGCAGATCATTCGTCATACCTTTATTGCCGACATTTTCATACTGCCATGCTGTAAAATCCACTATAAACATGGTTAAATTCATGTCGTTTTCATCAATAATTATGCCCCGCTCAAAAAATAGTGACCGCAAGGTTGCGTTCACCCTTGCGGTCAAGTATTCATCACGAACGCCGGACATTATGCCGAGGCGTTGCTTGACGAGTGACAATATTTTTGATACGTATGTCTCCGATGACTTGCTTTTCCTTTCGCCCATCTAATCACGCCCCCTTGAACGCTCTAGACTTGCAAGGTAAGGAGCAACCAGTAATCATTCTCAATCGGCCGACCGTCATAACGTGCCGTACCCTTAAACACAGTCTGATCTTGGATAAACCTATATTCGTCAGACTTCGCAAGTTGCAAACCTGCCCTTTGCGCAAGAAAATACTTACCATAATCGCCTATAAGCATTTCATTATCAGCTATGTTGTCTTTTTTAGTAAATACTACAGGTGTTCCGTCCGGCAGCCTAACCCCGCCACCAGAGTTTTGAGCTACAACCTGTCCCGCTGAAGTTGTCGCTACCGTTTGAGGCGCAAAATGCGTATAGTATGTCTTACGTGTCATTACTGCCGTTAAATTTGAAGCATCATCCGGGAACAAGCCAAATTTAGACATAAGAGTTGGAAAATCAGGCTTGGTAGTAACTTTATTTGCTGCCGACAAACTTGGTATTATGCCTGTCGGCTGTTTCCCTGCCGCCCCTGTACCGTTGATTATTGCCTTATCAAGAGCAACTGCTATCGCCTTGGCAATCTGACTTTGAATATGTACGGCAAGATTGATAAATGCATCCTCAAGGGTTGCATTGCAAATGGCGATAAACCCACCTACTTTAAAGCAATCAATTTCAAGCATACTGAAATCAAGGTCAAGTTCAGACAGATCCCCACAGCAATCAAGCCAGACAGCCTCCGGAGTGTCACCCGATAAAACAATCCTTGCTATGCCTGGTATCTGTCGCACAGTAACAAGAGCAACAATCTTGCCAATATCTAGCATATCAATATTTATCATATCAATGACTATCTCAGGGATAAGCAAATCTGTATTTGAAACACCTCTGTTCTTGATTATATTGACAACATTTTCGTAAAACTCACGATTTTCTCTTACTTCAAGAACTTGCCGCATCCTTTCCCGCTTTTCATAAGGCGTTTTAGCCCTTAAATTAAAGCCTTTCTCCATAATGTTACTCTCATCCCCTTCTGCGTTTCGTCTTTGTGTTGCCTTTTTAGCTGCCCTATCTTGAGAAGCTTCAATGCCTGCAAGCTCTCCCTCAATTTCGCTGATTTCACCTTCAATTTCAGCTATCGCCTCTTCATGCTCAGATAACTCCCCTAAAACTTCATCAATTTCGCTTTCAAGCACCGCAAGCTCAGCCTCAGTTGCAACACTTTCTATGCTTTGTTCAAGCTCATCAGCTCTAACTTGACATTTATCCCGCTCTGCTTTGCGGTTTTCGAGCTCAATATGCTTTAATTCCTTGCGTTTATTCAGCTTTATCGCTTTTAACATTTGTTAATCTCTCCTTCGCTTTTCGTTTGCGCTCATCTAATCGCCTTTGGTTGTGTTGGTCAAACTCCTGCCGCCTAACATTTATATTTGTTTGAGGGTAAGCAGGAAACGTGCATACGGAAATTTCAATAACATCAGCTTCTTTGACCTTAAATACCGTGTCGCCATTTGCTTCGTTATGTATTTCCTCAGCGGCAGGCCAAAAACCAAAGCTGCAACCGTCAATATCACCCCGCTTAACACGTTCATAAATATTGAGTGCCTCGGAATCTGCTTGATTGATGACAATTGTCCCAAAAACACCGTGATTATCCTCTCGTAGTATAAGAGTCCCGGCACTTTTTCTACCAAGAACTGCTTTAGAATCGTGATTGTATAAAGCACGAATGTCATTTTTAGCAATGCTTCCGGCACAAGCACCGGGCATTATTTCTTCGAAACAGTCACTCCATAGCTCAATACGTTGACCGTAGACTATGAAATAGCCTTCAATTATTTTTTCTGTGCCCTCTTCCCTTGTTTTAAAGTTGGATCTAAAATAGGCACTTCTGTAATCCATTTATTTATCACCTCCTGCATATTAAAAAAAACCCGGGCGAAAATTCTAACCTGGATTGCTTGACAAATTCGTATAAATCGCATAAAATAAGGGTACAAATAAAAGAGAGAGTGCGGCAAACACTCTCTCAGTGCACAACCGCTACAAAGGCGGCTATGGCTTGCTAGTTATAAAAATAACCGCACACCATTGGACTAGGGGCGGTTATTTTTTTGTTCTGAACTTCAGAATAGAAATAACCAACATTGAAAACATAATCATTAGAGATATTGCTTCAAATATTGTCAAGAGCCTCACCCCCTCTCATATGAGGAAGTCAAGCCTTAACCGCCCTTTAGCTCGTGCACCTAAATTATAACTTGTGCAATTAGGCTTTGCAAGTCAATTTTTATAATTAATCTCCTCACACGCCTTCTTTATTAAGCTTTTTCTGATTGCCAATATCCTCAATTGGGATATAATTTTCAAGTATGCTAATTTTATCCATTATCGGATCATCAATAGGCTCTAAGCCAAGCACAAGACGAACCTCATTAGGGCTTACGGCACCTATTTTTCGCCCATTAAAGAAAGCCGATACACGGGCTTCAAAATCAAACGCCATAATCGACTTTAAGTTAAAAGTGAAATACCATCTTTCATGATAAATAAGCTTCCTTGTAAGTTCTTGCGCTAACCCTGTGCAAATAGGCAAGATAGTTCTGTTGATAAAATTATTCCATTCCCGCTGATCGAAGCTGCTAGATCCGGATCTGCTGCCGCCAATCGCCAAAAGAAAAGGAGGCACGCCGAATATTGAGCAAATAGTTTTCTTATCAAGAGCAACACTGTCATTAATAGCCAAGTCAGATATACTCATTGCCGGAATGGTTTTTGCTTCTATCAATTCCGCCGGAAGTATATAAGGCTTACCTTCTCCTGTTTCTACCCACTTTTTAAGAAGCTCATCCCTACCCTCTAAACCTTGAAAATCGTCTGTATCGGAATTAAAGTAAAACATTACATTCGGCTTATAGTCTTTTGTATAGAACCTCTTCTTTACTTTCTGCGTAGTGTTCAGATTGTCAATAACATCTTTGAGATATACCTTATATGGTTCTCCTTGCCAAGTATTTTGCCTGCCCGGGTTATTAACGAAATGGATTATCTCATCATGAGCAAATACTTCTCCCTTGTATCTAATTTCATACCCCTTATCAAGCGTAGTGAATGAATATTCCGCATCGGGTATAGGCGTTAAATCATCAAGATAACCGCCGTTGGTTGTCGGCAATAAAATAGAGTTGCCGGTTAAAAGCAACTCTCTGACAGCAGCAAACATAAGCGTTTTCCGTGTGCCTAAACTATATGGATCTATGTCTATCTTTCGAGATAGACCGTTTTTGACCCGGATATCTCCCCGCCCTGTGTTCTCCATGAGCATAATTGTCATGGATGATATAAGATCAGCAATGACTTTAATACATGTCTGTACATCTGCGTTATTTTCAAGCTTTGTATATCCTGTTTCGCAGTATTTATCAAAATCAGCTAGGGAAAAAACCATAGCCGCATTTTTATCTTTTTTAGGTTCAGAACGAATACGTACCATACTTTTAATTTTATCAAATGCCATAAATCCCTACTCCTCTATGATAGTTTGGATCAGATCAAGCTTAAGCTTAAACCTTACGCTGCAAGTATGGGTAACTGCCTCTAGGGCTTTGATAATTTTCTCAATTTTCTCGTCAGCATCTTCATCGGTCGCTTTATATTCGTTTTGCAAAAGTGATTCTGCCTGATTGCAAAGTTTACGGCTTGGCTTATGCCTCCGCTTTGATATGATATCCTTCAGCTTTTCAATAATCTCAATATCTTCAAGCCCTGTATTGTTACCAGAATTATCTAGAGAATCAATATTGCTGACATTACTGTTTTCATCATCAAGGAACTTACTATCTCCGGCATCGTTATCATCACCATTAGAGATATTTAACTCTTCGGAGTTATTGATTTCACCATCAGGGGGATTACCTTCACAAACATTGCCATCATCACTAAGATATGTATTCACTTCCGGGTTATTATCTTTTAATTCTTTTTCACTCTTGTTCTTGCTCATTTTAATTCCTCCTTTTTCCTGTTGTCACTAAACAATCTGGATGCCTTTGCTGTTCCGCTTGAACTTTCAAGCATACCAACCGTCGCAAAAACAGCAGCTGAAAATATGTCTATACGCTGCTCTTCTTTGATTTTACCAAATTCCATAAATCCGCCGGTCTTTTCATTTGCCTTAACGTTTTGTACGCAATACTCAAAAGGCTCAGCTGAACAATAATACAGATGACCTTCAAGTGATTTATAGTGAATGCGGTTAAACCCTTGAGTTGTTTTTGTATATAGCTGCGGCTGATTTTCAATTTTAAATTTCTCTTTCCGCATGTCGCTATAAAACTGATCTCCGAAGCGAATATCATAACGAACTTCTTTGATTTTAAAGCCTTTTTTACGCATTTCAACGAACCATTTAACAACATCATCATAGTGAACTGTTTCGGCATTGCACATTGTCAACCATCCATCGTCTTGCCATCCGAAAATCGGGATATTGTCCTTCTCAGCCTTATTAATTGCCTGCGTGATTGGAAACCAACAGTGCGGGATGATAATATCAACGCCTTTATACTCTCCATACAGTGCAGCCGCCGTTAAGTCATGCATCTTCGAGAGGTCAACACCCCCATACCAGTTGATAGGTAGCTTCGCAAGCTCTTCCATTGTCCATTTGTATTTTGCATTTGACTTGATAAATACCTCTAAGTCAAAGTATGCTTTAACGCTAGCGGTGTAGATGTTAAGCTCTTTCGCAAGAAAAGACTTCATAAGCTGTGGCTCTTCTTTGGCTTCGTTAGCTGCTTTAAGTAGGTCATAATCCATGACAGTAACGTTATAGTTAGGATTAGCTTTTTGATGTTCAGTCGGATTTAAATAATCAGCGTTACCGTCAGCATCTTGATCAGCTTTTGTGATGAAGATAAAATATTCATCATTTTTTATAGTGCCGTCCAATATCTTTTGACATGTCTTAAGCCTCTGATAGCAAAAACTTGTTGTATCATCTCCCGCTGTAGTTATAGCAAGCATAAGCTTATTGCGGTAATTTTTCATGGCTTTTTGGTAATACAGATACTGGTCAGCGTTTTTGTATTCGTGGATCTCGTCAGCAATAACAAAGTTGGCTTTTAAGCCGTCTTTTGGTTCGCCAGAGAATGCTTGTATGTGGATTTCTCCGTTACCGACTATTCCTTCGATGCTGTGTTCCATGTTATTATCACGAATACGCCAACCATCTTTCGGGCGTTTCTGCCCAGGCTCCAATAAACCCATTTTTTCAAGATTTTTCTTGATGAATGTAAATGGGAAAAGTGCCTGCATCAAAGTTACACTTGTAAGCAGCACTTTACTTGAGCTGCTAGAATGTTTGATGCCAAAAGCCCAGGCTAAAGCACCTGCAAACGGCGTTTTACCGTTCTTTTTCGGCAAAAATAAAAGTGCCTCTGTGAAACGCCTTATGTTTGTGCCTTTGTCGAAAAACCCGCAGAGATTAAATATTATAAATTTCTGCCATGATTGCAATAAAAAAGGCAAACCGTTAAACGGGCTGCCGTCCTTTGCTTCACCATCAAGAAACACGATATAATCTTCAATAAGCCTGATAATTTCCTCTGCTTCCTCCGGACGGAAGTCGTATTTCCCGCTTTTGAGGTCGCTTTTATAGCGGTTGCAAGTCTGAATAAGTTCCTTGCAAGCAGGAACCTTGCCGGAAATGATATCATCAGCATAGTCATTAACGATTTTTAGGTTTTCAATTTCCATCAACCCCTACATTTTGCGCTTTGCATAGTCTACCAAGTTCGCAACTTTGCTTGATTTTACTGCTGCCTGATCGGTGGCTTCCGGATGTACACCATCCCGCTGCTTATCTTTCCATTCGCTTGACTTGCGGTTTTTTAGCCAGAATATTTGCGCCGTGGTCTCGGGAGGCTTAAACTTCTTGACCTGCACGGCGACCGGCTCAGTGACCTCACTTACCCGCTTTCCATCCTTGTACTTCACGGTTTTCCTGTTGGCAACCACTTCCTCGACATAATCATGCCCGGTCGCATTTTTGAACAATGCATTTTCGACATGCCTGTCCGAAATCTCCTTGCCTTTTTTTATGGACTCCAAAAACTCCGGATATTCTTTCTGCCAGTTGTAAAATGTTGACTTGGATATTCCCATGTTTTTAGCGATCTGCTCATCAGTCAAACCGCTCTTCGACCAGTTGAAAATTTTCTCCAAGCTTTCTTTCGTTAGCCAATTATCTGACTTCGCCATGCGATCACCTCCTAGCCATATTTTCTAAATCAGGGCAAATTTTTTCGTGAAACTTTTTCAGAGAGGGGCAACTCTCCTGTCGCCGGTTCCTATCCGGTCGAAAAAACTTCGAATCGGCGGGGGGGGGGATTCGTTTCAGATGGCTTCGCCCCAAGCTCGGCGAACGAGTGCCTTACCCTTGTCTGTCAAGCGGTCTGTCATTCTGTCGTGGTAGCTTTCGTGACAGGCGGCGCAAACGCTGTACAAGTTCTTGTCTATTAGCCATAGCTCCGGATAATCCTCTATTGGTTTAACATGATGCACGGTTGTTGCTGTTGATCGTTTTCCGTATCGCTTACATTCTTGGCATAGATATTCGTCTCGTTTTAGAATCCAGGCTCGTTTCTTTTTCCAACGTTTGTCTTTATAAATGCTTGACATGATTTTTTTCTCCAAAAACAAAAACGACCGCCCCAGCAGCCGCTATTTTCATACTGCCATTATAGCATGCTTTTGTGTGCTAAACTATGCCATATTTATTTTTTTCAAAGCTTTGCTATGCAACCTGTGCGTCTGCCTCCAACTGTATCCGATAAAACAACAGACCTCTTCCCAATCCTTGCCAAGTATGTACCTTTCCCTCATAAGTGTTCGTTCTAAAGGCGGAAGGGACTCAATGCAGTTTTCAATTTCTTCGCATAGAGCAATAGCTTTTAACTTCTTTGAGTGCAGGAGTGAGTATAGCCGCACTGACTCCATAGCTACCCTTGCCGTGCTATCTGACATACCGCCTACGTTTGGCAATCCGGTTAGGACTGATCTGTTTGAGCAGGAAGCATCTAGCCATTCGTGAAGCTCGTCTTCGAACTGTGTTATTTCTCGTTTTAAGGCTCTGTATTCTTTTAAGCGATCTTTAGTCACTGTTCACCCTCCGTTTCCGCTTTGGTTTTGTTTTCGTCGGTGGCGTTCTATGCATCCTTGCGTAAATATAAACTCCGGCTACAAAGTCGCTGCTTTTGATAATGCAGTCGTCAAAAGTATATTCCGGGAAAAGGTTGCCAAATATTTGCGGAGCAAACTCATTAACATCTGCTGCAAGCTTTTCCGCTTTCCTGCGGCTGAGTTTTGTATCGGATTTTGTTGCGAATTCTTCCGGATCAATTAAGTTTCGGCTTGCCTGCCAACGTCTGCTTTTGGTTGGCTGCTTGATTATGTATCGTGCAAGACCTTCTAGTGTGTTGCCGTGGTTCTCCGGGTCTAGTTCGTCAACTTGAACGCTGCCTTTTCCCCAAAGTCTTTTTATAACTTCTCTATTCATTCCGGACATAATAACATGCTGATGCACTCTTGTTCTTCTACCGTCGCCGTCTGAAAATTCAACGACGTAAATATATTTTAATTCCGGCAAGCCATTCTTACGGCGATATTCACGAATGCGGCGGATAAAGTTGCGTATATCTTTTCTTGCTTGCATTTCATCCGGCAACAAGTTGTTGCGGTATGTAAGTGTTACGTGAAAATCTCTTGGAGTAAAATTTGCATTCATTTTTCGGATCAACCCCTTTTCGGCATTTTTCTCGTTTAATTTTTTCTGTGCCTGTCGGGTAGAATTTGCGTTAGCCTTGCGCACTTCGTTTTTTGTGTTCCAAAGTGGAAAAATTTCGCATTCCAAAACGTTGCCGCTTTTTATTGTTTTTGTCCTGTAGCGGAAAACATTTTTATGTCTTAATGATTCGAAAACATTCTCTGTTAAATTTTCGCATGAGTTTGAAAATAAGAATTCATAATTTTCTCCGCTGTAGAACATTTTTTCCGCCCCTTATTTTTTTCTTCTACGTCCATAAGGTAATACCCATTACAAGCCCGAAAAATATATATTATTCGTTTTTAAATTTTCAGGCTAAAACCCTTAAAACAAACGGCTTTTAGTAGCAAAATGCAAGCCGTTTGTTTTGAGTTCCTTCAATACAATACAGGCTAGTCCCGCTTTAATATATCTTGTTTGATGCAAGACCCTTGACCATAGACCAAAATGCTTTAAGCTCACTGAATGTAATACCCTCCACCTTTTCGCATTTTATACAAACATCTTCATATTCTAAGCTAGGACAAAACTCACAAATTTCTTTATGCTCTGCTATTTCTAAAAATCTTTCAAGGTTCAATTGCTTCACCTTTTCCACCCCCTTGATACGCTTAATTTACCTAATCAGATCTTCCCATAGGCTGATTAACCGGCTAAGCCGTACTAATAGATGATGCATTAAATTTGCTAATCTACGCTTCATATTTTGTCCTCCAATTTTTAATCTAATATAGATTAGCCATGATTCAGCTTTGTTCTACTTGCTTTCATAGAGATTCAAAGCAATATTCCTCTACTTGTCTGTCAAGAAATTGTATTTTATATGGATAAACTTCTATAATTTTTCCACTCTTCAATTCAACGAGTCCAAACGTGCCACAGATCACTCCTCCGCTATGTACACCGTTCATAGGAGACGGTGGAGCAACCTCTGACCTGTTGATCCATTGATGAAACAAGCCATTTTCATATTCATCGGATTTTATTTTGACTTTGCATGGTCTTAGTTCCGGTGAAATAGTGATGTTGCTCAATATACTTTTCATACTATCAACACTCCTTTCTTTTCCTTGCCATTCCACTGCACATCTTGGGAACATGCAGAATCTAATATTTTGTTCCCTCTACTTCAAATACAGCATTGCAAGCCGCTTTTGATATTTTTTGCGTATGCGAGCTTTTTTCGAATATTTTGAATAATGCTGCATTTTCTTAATAGGTCGCATAGTCTTTTTTCCCATTAACATTGCAATGCGATATGCTGTGCCGAATTCATTCATTGATCTTGCCGCTCTTTCAAATCCCTGCGCAATTGCTGAACCAAGTTCAATCATTGCTTTGCCGCTGTATTCGCCGCTTTCAATTCGTTTCTTCAAATATTCTTCATATGTCATTTCGCTCGACCTTTCATCTTTTATGTATAGCTTCTAAACCATCCCTCGGAATTTTCATCTTCGATGAAAGCGATTCACAATTTTCTGCTTCGCAGAAAACGTCCTTCGGACGCCTGTATCTTCCAGTTGCTACTCCACATCTCCCTTGTTCATCGGGTTCTTTACTGCACATCTTGGGAACATACAGAATCTAATATTTTGCGCCCATCTGCCCCAAACACAACCGTTGCAGAAATGCTTTTCTTTTATCTTCACAGCCTTATCTTTTCTTGCAGTTTCAAACATTTCAAATGCTGCAATCTCTTCTTTCGCTTTTAGCATTGTTCCTGCGTAGAATATATCTTTTTTCATAAAGCCCTCCGGAACGGCTATTCTTGTTTTTCATCCTTTATGTACAGTTCATGTGTGCCATCTTGTAGCGCACGTTCTTCATCGGACATTTGATAGCCGAATTTTCCGAGAAATTTATAAATAGTATCAAGATGACTGTCTCTTCCATGAGTCATGTCATAGTTTGTGTAGTTGAAGCTCTCCGAATCGTTATATAGACAGTAGGCTATGCTCAACAACGCACGTTCGGGAGATTTTGTAAACAATTCAATGATTTTTCCGATTGTAATATCCGCATCCGGATCATCGCCAATCTCAATGCCAAGCAGATCTGCGACATCATCCTCACAACTAAAGTCTTCAAGCATAGCCTGTGCTGCGAACTCCATAATATCCTTCGCATGTTTTTTAACACCTGTATAATTTGCAATAAATTCATAACGAAGCATATATGCCCTTTTGGCAATTTCCCTTAACTTCTCACGGCGTTCTTGCATTTCTCTATTTTTCGCTTCTTGAACCGGATCGACAGCAGGTTTATCAGTTGATCCACTAGATGATTCCGTTTGAATCTTTTCAGCCCAAAGCTCAATATAATCAGGTGCTGCTTTATAGTAATATTTTCGTTCTGATGCATCGTCAGGCACATCAAAGCTGTCTGACTCAAAACCCAAGTATTGTACATACGTCATATTTAAACTATCGGGTTCTTTTATGCACTCAGCGAACGTATCAAGAATTTCGATAAGTTTACACTTGTCTTTCTCTTCCCGCTCTTTTTTAATAGCTGCTTCAAGCTCCCACTTAAAATTAGCAGTGCCTATTTTTTCTAGCACTTTGTTTTTGAGGTCGGGATCTTTAATCTTGTCAAGCTCTGCATAGTCTTGGAGAGTACCGCCACGTTCAACTGATTCTTTGAACTTTTCGCCGTCTAGTTCCAGAAGTTTTATACGACGGCGGATTGTGGTTTCTGAAAACCCTGTTTGCGTTGATATGTCGGAAACAGATTCGCCTAAGTCGAGCATCATTTGAAATCCTTCGGCTTCCTCTGTGATTGAAAGATCGCTGCGTTGTATGTTTTCCAGTAGCATTGTTGCAACTTGTGCTTTGATGTCTATATCGGAAATTATGCATGGCACTTCTGATAAGCCTGCAAGTTTTGCGGCAGCTAGTCGGCGATGCCCGATTACGGCGGTATAATCACCGTCCGAGACTCCGTTGTCGCCTGGTTTGCCTGTGAATCGACTTACCCACGGAACGACGGTTAAGTTTTGCATTATGCCGTTTGACTTGATACTTTCGGCAAGTTCGGTTAAATCTCCCAGGTTTTTACGTGGGTTGTTTGGGTGTGGATAAATATTGTTGACATTGATATATGTAATCTGATTATTGCTCATGGATATTGCTCCCTTCTAATCTTCGTCTTTTGGTTCTTCCAGGTATTTGAATTTAAGCCTTTGTATATCCTCCGAATCGAAGTCCCATTCCCGCTGTTGAAAGTTTGCAAAGCGGTTGGGCTGAGAATTTACTGCTTTATTTCCGTTTGTTTTTGGTTGGTTTAGATAACCCTCAAACTTTGTTCCAAAGAGAGTTTGAGGGCGAAGGTATTGCACGAAGTCCGGCTTGTTATGCCATTCGAAGAACTTCTTTTCTATGACTGTTATAAAGTCTTGAAGCGTGAAGCCCTCTTTTAGCCGGGCGTTGATGTGGCGTTTTGTATCTTTTGTTGTGGCTTTGAAGTTTGTGCCGCATATTGAGTTAAGGTGAAATATTATTTGTTCGTGAATAGCAGTTTTTTCAGTTTCCATTATCCTCTGACCCCCTATTCGACTTGGATAGGCGCATAGATGCTGCTGCCATCCAACGAGTAGCAAAATTCAGAGCCGCCGCCTTCTAAATGCTGTACGCAAACAATGTCGGTTATTGTTTTTGCCCTGCCTTCGACATGTGCTTTTCTATGTTCCCTTTGTGGTACTTCCAGTGTGACGATATTTGTATTTTCTGATATAAGCCTTGACCCTTTTGATTGAGCAATCTTTTTTTCTGTGAGATACACCTTATCGCCAACGCTGAAGGGGCATGTTGCAAAAGGGGTTTCGGCTTGGTGTAATGATAGTTGATGAGCTGTGGCTTCAGTTGTCATTTTCCTCGTCCCCTTCCTCTTCTATAGTGCACTGACCGAAATATCGCTCAAACAAGCTTGTGCCTTCTGCTTGACTGATACTTTCTTTATTGCTAAGAGAAGTTCTGCATCCCGCTGCAAAATCTGTGAGATTATCTAAGAATTTTTCGTTGATGCAATCAAATGGCATAATTATTGATTGAATAATTAATCCTAGTTTTGCAACTATGTAAAGCAATCCATCCGGTGTTTCCCGCTGATAAAATTCTAAAGTTGACAACCTATCAGATAACGGTGCTAAATATTGGCTATCGACAAATATAATACCTTTAGATGTTTGAAATGCTTTAATAACACATCCGGCATGAATGATTGAAATGTTACTTGCTTCAATCAGCTTTTCACCGTCTTGATGATCGTCAAAGCATATTCGCTTTGGCAAACTACGACCGTTATATATAAATTTACTTCTCTGCTTTTCGGAAATATCGAAAATTGCATATATATTTTCTTCCTCTAAATACGGCAGTCCGGCAGTAGTATAGGCAGCGAATCCGTCACCGATCCATTGTTCGGCACGGCATCCGCTTTTAGAGGGTTGGTCGTAAACTGTGATTGTCTTCTTGCTTTTACAGATTGAAGCTATACTTTTGAATTTCATTGACTTTTCCCGTCCTTTCGGTATAATAGGAAGTGATCATAGCATCGCCCGGCTTCTTCCGGGTTCTCTATTGCCCCTTTCACGGTTGCCTCCGTGTCTCATGGGGCAATTTTGCTTTTTCTGGTCGGAATTTTCGCCTTTTGCAAAAACGATGCTCCGCATCGCCCTTGTTCGTCGGGTTCTTTGCCGACTTTCCTTTATCGTTTTCTCACATATCCACCAATATGCCGGCAGAAATAATAGAAGGTATTCACCACCATAGGCTTTTTGACCTCGTTCTATGTATGCGCATTCTGCCGCCCAACTGTAGAGCATTATTCCGGCGAAGGTTATTATTATGTATTTTAGAGTCCGCCGGGAGACGTATTGTTTTATCCATAGAGTGAAGAAAATTATTGCTGCTATTGTGATCCAGTTTGTTGTTATTATAATGATTCCTCCTCATCTGCTTGTCCGATTTTTGTAGTATAGCTTAGCGAAAAGCTTTTATATCGGTACAGGCTCAATTAAGTTTGAGCTGTTGGTTTAACCCGCACATAGCCAAGCGCAGCCATAAAGTCGTCGGTTCGCCGAACTTCGTTTGTTCTGTCCGGGTATTCAGTGACACCGGTAACCTCTTCCCCGGTTATTCTGTCTACGCCTATAAATCCACCGAACCATTCTTCTCCATCTACTTCCATTATAAATCTTGTTCCTTTTGTTCTTTCTTTCATGAGATCACCTCAATTTTAAGGTATTCAATATAGGTTTGTTTTGGTGCTATATTGCTGCCTTATTAACTGCAACCTGTAGTTGTGCCGCAATTGGTGCAGATTTTGCATGAGCCGCTGGGTTGTAGGTGTTGACTGTTGCAATTGGTGCATTTTTCGCCTTGCTCTTGTTCTGACAGTAGGTCGTGAATTGCATGACCGCAAGCTTCCGATACCTCGGAGGCAGATGTACACCTGACCCCGCAACTTTCCTTATCGGGGCATGTAGTGCAACAGTCAACAAAATTGTTTTCTTCGCAAGGTTCTTTAAACATTTCGCATTTTATAATTGGTTTCACTCTTTCTGAGCCTCCTTGTTTCGCTTTGATTTTTGAGAATGTCTTTTTTGTTGATACTTGTTGCTAAATTTTGTTAATTGGTGTAGAATTGTGACAAATTAAATTTGAGGGAGTGTTATTATGTTTAAGTTGTTACAAATTGCATGTGTTGTCTTGGGTTGTTTGGTTGTGCTTGGTTCTACTAGCTCTTTAACGGATGGTGACTTTGGAGAGTTTTTGTTTGCCCTTCTATCTGGGCTTGCTATTATTGCTTTTGGGTTGCGAAAGTTTATTCTCAAATTCATCAACCGCAATAAGCTTCCAGATTTTCCTGAGAAATCGTTAAACTTGCCTAAAACATTTACCAAATCTTCGTTTGGCAATGAGGTTTCAGAGCGTTTTGAATTTAATGTTGCCGGGGTAACCTTTAAAAATGATGACGGGACCAACCGCCAAAAATTGATCTCTAAAATGGAAGACGGTGAGAAATTAAACCTTACTCCATATTTGTATCAAGGAAAGCCTGCCGTCTATGTGCTTAATGAGGATGAAAAGATTATAGGTAATGTGCCAAAAGAGTTGTGTTCTGATATCTTTCATCTTTTACAAGCCGACAATGCTGAACCAATTTTTGAAGCTACAATAGTTGGTGGTTATGATGGTAAAAATTTCGGAGTTGTAGCTGAAGGCATAGTTGCTATCATCCCTCCGATTGGAAAGTCAGCAGTAGATCAACAGCAGACAAATCATCAAGCTAAAGATGTGCTAAAAAATACCGAAAGCCCATCACCTAGCAATTACGTTGCTTCTAAAAATTCTAAAACGTTTCACTGGGCGGGCTGCTCATACATAAAGCATGACCAAATAGCGAGAAGATTCAAAACCAAGGGTGAAGCTAATTCTGCGGGGTACAAGCAGTGCAAACATTGTAGTAAGTATTGAAACTTAACGCCTGCCCCTCTTCGGATTGAAGAGGGGTTTAGCTTGTGTCAGCTTCTGATAGTGGTTCGTTTTTATTAAATGTCAATAACCCGACTTCTCTTTTATATTTCAGCACTATCGCTAACATTTCCTCAAGCATTCGGTTAATATTCTCAACATCCTCTGTCGTTAAACTTGATACTGTATTCCTATCAAAAGCTATTCGACCTATCACAGCTAAAGCCTCAGAAATTTTATAGCCGTTGGTGTTGCTGCCCGGGAATGATTTTTGCGCTCGTTCTTTAAGTGATTTCTTAGCCTTTGACCAGATATGCTCAGTTCGCTTTTTTATAGCGATTTCTTGTAATATTTCTGCCTTGAGCTCTGCCTTTAAATGTTCGTATTCGCTCGAAGTTAAGTTCATCGGATAGCCCTCCTACTCAGTATTTCCTTTCATTTGGCTTGTTTCAGCTTCTGATAGCAGTTCGTCTACGGTACAACCAAGAGCGACTGCAAGGCTAGGCAACGTGCCTATTCGAGGCTTAGCCTTTCCAGATTCCCACTTTGCCAGCGTTGGACGAGGTATTCCGATATGATTAGAAAATTGTCCCTGCGTAGAAAATCCTGCCCTTTTTCTTAATATCTTTAGATTCTTCAAACTTTCACTCCTCTCTGATTTGTTCCTTGTGGGAGCATTATAGCAGCGAAATATGTTCCTGTCAAGAGCATATTTCGAATTTTTTATTAATTTATCCTTGAATTGTTCTAATCCGGAACATATACTTGTGTTCCTAATAAGAACATGATATCATGAAATTTGTGAGGTGCGAGACATGAACAGGATAAAAGAGTTGAGAAAGTCAAGGGGATTAACACAAGAAGAATTGACTAAAGTTCTAAATGTACAAAGACAAACCTTGTCTAAATATGAAACAGGTTCCATCCCACTAACGGACGACACAATCAAAGCACTTACTGACTTCTTTGATATAACAGCAGACTATCTATTAGGTCACACCGATGACCCAACGCCTCCCACTGTAAAGTTTTGGTCAGGCGAAGGAGCAACATTCCCCGTTTTCGGGTTTGATGGGGTGTTTTTAGGCATATACCCCGAATGGCCTACAATCACAGATGCAAACGGCTTAAAATTTCAAGACACAAGCAAGAGCAATCGGAAGGCTCTTTATGAGTTCAGCGCACAATTAAAAAATGAAAAGGATCTTTCCATAGAAGAAAAAAATAAAAGATTGAAAGAATTCTGCGACACAGAATTCGGGGAGTATACTCCTAATGAACTACAAGAAAAAAGCCCCGCCGTTATAGGCGAGGCAAATTCAAACACGCTTGAAATCACTAAGATTTGGGAGAATTTATCGGAAGATAAGCAAGCAGAGCTATTGCGGTTTGCTCGTTTTCAGCAGCAAGAGCAATACCATGACTAATAATCTGCTGTTGCTGTTCATACGATAATGAATTGAATATCTCAATAAATTCTATGTATCGGCTGTTTTGTTTCTGAATATCCATAAAAATCCCCCTCTACAAATAAAAAGCGAAAGATGATAAAAGATCTTACAAGTGGACACACTAAGCGTGCGCCACTCGAAAGATCTCGTACATCTTTCACTATGGTGTTAGTCCTGCTCAAGCTCTCCCAAAGCTTGGGCAGGCGATTTACATATAATGATTAACACTATACTCTTTAATAGATGCAAGAACTGAAAAGGAATACAAACTCGGTTTAAAAGTATATAAAATCGGTTTGAGAATAAGAATACAGGATTATTTTAGAAATGCACAAGCTCAAAAAAAACCGCTGCGGGTAAAATCGCAACGGGGTGAAAATTAATATCTATTGCGCTAATCTGTCGGTCAGCGCATCTTGCAAAACACGGGATAAGCTTAATCCTGCTTCGGATACTTTATCGTCCATCCATTTAGGAATACTAACAGTGCGCTTAACGGCATGTTTATCCTTGATTTCAATACGCACGAGATTGACAAAGGTGTTGGGGTCGGCAGCTATATCCGATACGTTCGAAATTGGAGTTGCTGTTGGTAACATTATTTGCTTATCTTTAAGATATTCAATCCATTGAGCCAAGGCGGATTGAGCCATAGAAATTGCGTTTCCTAAAGATTTGCCTTCACTTATGCATCCTTCTAAGTCTGGAAATGTAATTGTGTAACTGCCGTCGTCGTTTAAATGAAAAATTGCCGGATAGATGTACTCCAT